TGTCTTACTCTATCCTTACCATCAGACTTTTCTAATTCTGCAGCTTTGTCTTTGAATGTAGTTAACATGTTACCAAATATAGAGTTAGACAATGTATAGAATTGATTAAAAATATTATACCTTAACCTTCCATATTGATAAAATGGGGAAATCACACCTTGCTGATCTAATCTAGAAATATCATCAGGACTGATTATCTGAGACAGTTGAGTTCTAGCAAAAATTGCATTAGACTCATCCAACATTTGCTTATCCTTCAAACCTTTAGTATCAGAGTTCTGAGTTTGTTGAAAATCAGAAAAGGCTCTACTTTGAGATTGAAGTTCCATAAAATAAGCTAAATAATCTAGTTGAGTTTGATCAAACTTTTTAGCTTTGATATTTTCAAACATTCCTGTATTGTCAATAGACAATCTTGGATTTTCATCACCAACTCTATAAACTTCTGGTAAAACATCTGTAGAGTATTTAAGATCGCTTAAAAGTTTTTTAATCAAGTAATCTTTACTTAATTCATGTTTTTTATCCTTTGTATTATTAGACTTAGCATCAGCTTGTTTATTAAACAAACTTTCATTCCGTCTTTGATACTTAAGATATTCAGATATGATAGGTTGTTGTAATAACAATACAATAGATTTAGGATTGATCTTCCTACGGATAAGATATAACATAACTCCTAAGGTCTGCATATTAATGTTCATAAGAACTGCAGTTGGATTCTTTACGTTATCCACTTGAGTAGTTAAAAGCTGAGATAGAATCTCTGATATAATTGTACCTTCATTATCAGTATAATTGTCTAGAGTATATACACTCTCCATACCCTTAAACAAAAGTGCAGTTGATACATCTTCACCATCTTGATTCTGGTAGAATGTATTAATGTTCAAACCATCTGCTTGATTAGTAGCTGAGTTAGTAATACCTAAGGCTACTGGACCTACTCCATACTTACCTTTAACAAAGATAATTGCATTCCGTACATTTGTATTAGGTAACATTGAACCTACAAATGAACTGTTCACTTTCTCAATAACGTCTTTATCTGTAAGTTCTTTATAAATATCTTTTACAAAAATCTCATCTGTCAAAGGCATTAATAAGTGATGTGCATTTCTAGGATGTAGAATGATTTGCTTTTCATATTCTAGTAACTCTCTATCTTGACTTGACTCAATCTTTTTAGAATTGTAGAAATCTTCAAATGACATTGTATCTTCTCCAACCTCATTGGCTGCAGAAACGTAATAGTCGTATTGATCTAAAATCTCTTCATCTGAACCCCTACCAAATATTTTATCTTGTGTATCTCCTGCCCAGTAGATATTTAGTTTGTCAATGTCGAACATTTTGTTAACTTGTACTTTCATACAAGATCAGACTATATCTTATAAGTATTTCTACTTATTCATGCATTTCGACCCATAGGGTCTACTCAGATTAGTAACTTGTTGTTATCAACTTGATACATTCTCTGGCTTAAATCATAATGAATTTTATAAGTCATAGATGGTATTTGACTTACGTATGGTTTTACTATTTCTATAAACTTGATTCCTTCTTTAGTTCCACAACATAAAGAGTACGTTCCTTTTCCTTCTGAAAATTGATAAAACTCAATTCCCCATTCTTCCCTAAAATAATCTATAATAATTTGATTTTCTTCTTTGGAAAGACATGTGGAGATTTTAATATAAAAACCATGAATCTTTCCATTAGTTTTTCTAATATTAATATGTCCGTCATCCATATACCAAATGGCTACTCCTCTTGCATCTAATCTGTTTAACAATTTTCTATTGCCCAATACCTTTTTAGGTTTATAAACAATTCTTCTAAGAAGTTTTATAAAAGGAATAATTGAAAGTTGTGAATAAATAACAGAACTTCCTGTATTATATCCACAAGTTGAAACGTATGTTTTTAAACCGTTGTTTTTTAACCCAGTATCATTCAACTGTTTGATCTTCCATAAAAGATATTCAGTTTGGTGAATACTGTGACTTAATTTAAAAACGAAATTATTACTTATTGTACCATCTCCAAGTAATAACGCAATGAGTAAATTCCTAGAATCTTTTGTAATTTTTGTTTTCATTATGATTGTTACACATTTAGTGAACTTGTTGTTAAGCGTTAGTCGTTGAACTTTCTTCCAACCCTTTGGAAGCTTAGCTGCGGATTAACCAATATTTGTCTCTTTTACCATACCGAGGTAATTATTCTCGCCATAAAACTATTACTAATTTTACTTGGTGTACAAATCTTATAGGTACTTCCCGTCAATTAACATGATTTAAAGGGAACTTCAACAAAGAATCCCCACCTGTTTTAATAACCATTTCTGATGGAATCAAAACATAATTTTGCATCGTAGGTAAATTAAACTTCTTTACCTGAAACATATCATTACTTGACAACTGCTGGTTAGGAATCCTGAGACCTTTGAACTGAAATAGTTCAGGTCTATCCTTAATACTAGCATTCAACATATCCAGAGCCTTAACCAAGTTATTAGTTTTAGCCCATCTCAAGAGAGGTTTAATCCAGTAATCAGGTAAAGGTAGAATAATCTCAGCTGGATTAATCTTTACTAAATTTCCTTCCTCATCAAACACTGGTTCATAAAACTTGAGTGTGTCTTGGTTACCAGATTGTAATCCATTCTCATCAAACTTTCTAGAACCTAATGCTTCATATCCAGTGATAGCTGCTTGAGGATAACTAGAACCAGGTCTGTCAAAACTAATAATACCATTTGTTATTAAACTATAGAGTACATTCTCTATTTTGTTTTTCATCGGCATTACTTCAAGACCTAAACTAGGATCATTAAAGAAGTTTTCAACAGAGTTCCTAACATTATCAGGAGCAGACATCATCTGACTAGATTCTAGAATAGTCTTCTTAAGTTGATCTAAATTCTTAAACTCCCTAGTATCTACATTATATCCAATTCTTTTTAACAGATTATCATGGTTGTTCTTAACCATGCTCTTAATAACTTCTTTATAACCATTGACTAAATCCTGAGCTCCTACAAATCTTTCTTGCTTATTTACAATAAGATTGGATAAGAGTATCTTCAAGGACTGAGTAGAACCTTTAATCTCATCCTTAGTCTTATTGCCAATTTGAACTTGGTCTTTAAGATTAGTCCAACTGGCTAAGTAAGTTAAAATATCTTTGTTCTCATCCAGTGCATTGTGATTAAAGAATCCATCCTTATCATAAAAGTCAAGACCTCTTTCAGCAATGTCATTAATATAGTTTCTAGAATGTCTTAAATCATCCTTAGTACCAAGTACAAACTTCGCAGCCAATTTAGGATCTACACCACCAACTTTGTTTGCTGAACCCATATGACCAATATCAATATGGTTACTTAACATACTAAAATTAGCTAGTTGTAAGTTAGTTCCTATAATAGCACTAGGTAACAACAAGTGTTGTGAAGTCTTAAATACAGAATTAAACAAGTAACCCAGTTCTCCATGACTTTTATCAAAGTATTCTTCTGGAGTTGAGTATCCTGCAAATTGAGTTTTAAGAGTATGGACAGGTTCAACTTTAATAATTTTACCTATCAATCTTTTCTTCCAACCATCCAGTTTAGTTACTGTTCCATCTTTACGGGTAACTTCTTGTTGTTGAATTACAAATGGTTTAAACTTTACACCATTCATCTCTATTTCCATATCAGCCATCTCAGCTTTAGACTTGAGACCAGCTATTTTCATTTCTATCTGATAAATTAACTCCATTCCATCAGGCCAGTTACCTTGTCTGATCATAAAGTTTTTAAATGCTGGTAAAGTCATATAACTAATACCATCATTCTCATTCATCTTAGAATACTTCTCTTCGTATAATTCAAACTTTTTCTTATAAATCTTTTGTATTTCTTCTGGAGGCATCTCTGGAAAATCCAAAAAGATATTATACTCAAAAATCATAAATAATTTAGACTCTTGCTTACCTGTCAATTTAGATATTATAGGTTTACCACTTGGAGTGGTAGTCATTTCATTTAACTGAGATTTATAATCTTCTCTTTCAGCAAATGTTACAGCTCTAAAAAACTCTTCTTTGTTATGTTCAATACCTAAAGTAGGATTTACTTTAGTAGCTACACCTGTCACAGGATTGATTACTTCAAACTCTTGATCTAATTGCTCCCTTACATATTTTCTAGTCTCAGCATTATCCACTACCAGCTGACCGGTAGAAGATTGAGGTACTAACCTCTTAAAGAACTCAGATCCATTCTTAAAAGATCTTACGTCTCCAGAAAAGAATCTTGTTTCAAACAAGTGATTAGATACTTCATTAGTAAATGCTGCACTTAATAGTAAGTTAAAACCATCAGAACCAAAAGAGTTTAAAATAGTATTATCTATTCCTTTTACATATTTGGTCTCACCTTTCCTTTTACTTTCACCATTAACTTCAACATAGTTAGGAACTTCGTAAGTATCTAAAATACCATATTCTCTAACCTGAGCTACATATTCATTAAACAAAGCATAGACTCTATCTACAACCGGACCTTCATTAGTAAGTTTTTCTCCACTTACTAATTTTTCCCACAAGGTTTGATCTCCATAAATCTCTTTAAAGAAAGCACCTTGTTCAGTTTTACCCATGTACTGAACAGGTAGTTTATTGACCAGTTGATTTCTAGCCCATTTAATTTCTAACTCAACTTGCTCCTTAAAATTATCCACTAAGATATTTAAGTAGTCTTGAGGTGAGCTACCAGTCTTAAGATTGTAAATAGGTTTACCAAACGTATAAGCATAGAAAGTACTTCTATCACCGTGTTTCATGGATAGATTAACACCATGTAAAGTCATGTTGATATGAGTCATCATTAAATCAGACTCATCTAACTTAGCTAGTTTCAGATCATCGTTAGATTCTGTTTCAATAAGATAAGGAATAACTAGTTCTAAAGATTCGTTATTTAGAATCTTTTCTAACCATTTATTGTGAATCTCATAGGTTCCATCAGATAACTTAGTTACATTAAATTCAGATACTTGGAACTTAGCAAATTCTTTTAGAATATCAATTTTCTCTGCAATTGACATCTCGGAAGTAAATTTACTCTGAGCATATCTTATAGCATTAATTACTGTAGTCTGTTGAGTATTCTGTCCAAGAGTATATAACTTATCTCCACCTAAACTAACCATTAAATCTAAAGCATCTTCAAACTCATTCTGAAGTTTAGCTAAGTCTTTGTAATATCCTTCAATGTTCAGATCTTGTAAAATCTTTCCACTCTCAGGTTTCTCACCTGTATACCTAGCAACCTTATCTAATATAGCATGAGGTTTGTTAAATGTATTATGAATCTGATCATTCAACTTAATACCAAAGTGTTCCAGTATATCTTCTTCAGTAGTACTACCAGCTGAGGCTTGCATAGTTCTAACCTTTTCAATCCATACATCCCAATCCTCTACTTCTCTATATAAATTATTTTTCCATTCGTTTAAGATTTTATCAATCCTAGTTCCTGAGTTAGCATCAAAAGAAAATATGTCTCCATTGTTCATTCTAATTTTTAAGAACTTATTTTGAGTCATAGCCATTGTAGAAATAAACTTATTTTTAAAGTTTATATCCGTGTCCAAGATTCTCATCAACTGATCTACATACGGAAGATTTGTCTTCTTTAACTCTTCTATAAAAACAGACGTAGGAATTCCTGCCATCTTAGTGGCTATTTGAACAAAAGCTTTAGTCCAACTAATAGGTTTAGGAAAACCTAAAGCATTAGTATTTTCACTATCATCAGTCATACTGGATAATAGTAACTTAACCTTTGCTCCCATCTTTGATTTAGGATCCACTTCAATACTTGCACCAAACTCTCTGGTTGAACTTTCAGTTTCTTCTAATGCACCTTCGGTTTCATCTTCTTTAGGTTCTTTAATATTCAAACCTAAGAGTCTCAAGTTTCTAACCATTCCACCAATAAAGACAGAACTGTCAAAAGAAGCTTTTGGAGTTTTTAAAAACTTATCTACATCTTCATAAAAAGCATCCAGAAGATTTTCAAAAAGTTCTTTATTCTCTTCTGAAGCATTATCAAGCATATGATCCCCTATTACAACAGGAACTATATAATCATTTAATACTTCTTTCAACTTGACATTTGTATCATCGTTCTTAAGAAATCCTTCCAAGTCTCCATTTACTTGTAACATAGACTTGATAAACTGTTGAGTCATTACTTGAATCAACTCATTCTTTTGTTCAACACTGAACTCTACTCCCGAGATAATAAGTTTATCAGCATCTTTGAAATACTGTTGAACAGATCTTGGTTTACCTTTAAAACCTTTAGCTAAGATCTTGTCATAGATCATTTGAATCTGAGTAGGTTTTAATCCTATCAGTTTCTTTAAGAAATTCCATAGACGTTGAAAGAAATTCTTAATTGGAACTTCAGTCTTATAATTTGAATTTAAAGTAAAATCAGCAAACTCATCTGCCAATATTTCTTCAATCAAATCATTCTCATTCAACTTTGGATAAATCTCTCTATAAGCATTTATAGTTTGAGTAAGGTTCTTACGAGACTTAACTTCTTTAATAGCTTGAAGTCTTTCTTCAGGACTTAAGTACATTCTCCAAACTCTGTGAAATGCTTCGTGATAAGCTACGTCAACCGTAGCTAAGTCAGATAGAATAATTTTACCATCAGCTTTATATCTACCTAAAGACTTATTGTCTATAAGATTTTTAACAATGGAAATTTCATCCTCGGTCATCCCAAGCATTTCCTTTAAAAATTCGATAGACTCCATTTGTGACCTGGAAGGGAGCTCCTTGACAAGTTCGCGCATGAGGCGGTCTGTTGAAAAGTTCTTTCCCTTCCAGGTATAGTTACAATTACTCATAGATTGTTATTTACAGTTCTGTATGATTTCTCCTGACTTAATTTTCATCTTAAACAAATCTGTTGTTGTTAAGATCTTATCCATATCATCTTTAAACTCGTCTAAAGATTTTCTAGCTCTTCTTCTACTTTTTGGTTCTTCTGTAACAGAAGGTGGAATTGAAGGTTCTTTAGTTTCAACCTTACTATTTATAACTTTTTCTACTGCTGCAACATCAATATCCCCCCATCCATTGGGCTCTTTTATTCTTATAGAAATTCCTAACTTTCCTTTTTTATCACGTATTTCTTTAATTATTATTTCTTCAACATCATCTAATGCATTTAAATAATCTTCATCAACTTCATATTCTAATAAAAATTCTTCTTTTGTTAATCTCCTACCACTATTAGTATATTTTTTACCATCTTCTTTTCTGTAAGCTTCGTAATTAGTAACTATTAATCCATCTTTTTCTTTAGTTACTGATTTGTAAATGCTGCCATTTTTGTTATTGCCTTCTTTCGAAGAAGATTTTATTGCAGTAACCGTAGTTAGAGTAGATTGAGGTTGTTCAACTTTCTCATCCTCAATACTTTGAAAATCTTCCATATTTTGAATAGGATTCTTATTAAACCATAAGTTTCTTTGAACTCTATCTGGATAACCATCTACATTCTGAGTAGTAGTTGTAAGAACATCATTCAACATATGATGGAAGTAAGATTTACTTTGATCCCATTCTAATGTAGGAACTCTTTTGCCAGACTCATCTATTTTAAAAGTTATCATAGGTTTAGAGAACTTAGGAGATGTTAGAGAAGTACCTAACAGAGCTTCATTCACATTAAATCTTTTCTGTTGTAGGAAAGATACTAAATCTTGAATCTTAGTAAAGTCATTAGTTTGTAAAGCTTCAGTTATTAACCTAACTTCAATCTTATGAGTTTTACCTTCAAAGTCTGTCCATACAACTTCAGGTATTTTACTTAGTGAATCTTTAGGAAAATAAATCTCTCCCTTACCACCAGTCTTATTCTGACCATCTGACTTAGAACCAAATGAAATTAAAGAACTAATTACAGTTTTTCCAGAATCTCCTTTACCATCATTAAAAAATACTGGAGCTTTAACACTTCCTGAAGTACCAAAGATAATATTCTCTGGAGCTTCAACCATAATAGCTTCAGTAGGTCCTTTAGTATCCCGTAAAGATAATAGATGCAATACTGTCTGAACCTCTGACTCATTAAGATTTCTAGGTCTCATAGGATGAAGGTTTCTATCATCATCTACAATAACTACATCACCTGAGGGTATTGTAAACTTTTGTTTATCTACTTCAACTATATATGCAGGTTCATTCTTTCCATCAACTTCAATAAATCCTAATACTGACATTGCAAATTTACCACCAACTAAAGTATTACCATTTAACTTTAATCCTGGAATACCTTGTAAAGGTGATCTCCAAGCTCTTTTGGTTTTACCTTCATCTTCATACATTTTTACAGCATGACCTTTAGTCACACCTGCAACTTGCAAATGTTGGCCAGATGAACTTTGAAGACTCTCATACCAATCTTTGTATTCTTTCTTAGCATGTAGATAAGCTTGTCTTTCTATATTATCTTTAGTAGGGTCTTCAATACCATAAGCTTCTAGTACACCTTTTTGAGCTTTAGTTAGTTTGTCAATTTTAACATTGATCATTCCTAAACTCACAAAGAAATTATCCAAGATAGCTGACTTAGCTATTCTAGAATACAATTTTTTTTCACCTATGTCATACATAGAATCAGGTCTACCTAATCCAGTAAAGACGTAATTACCATCTTTAATAATAGGTTTACCATCCTTATATAGAACTGTAGTTAAGTCTCCATCTAAAGCATTAGTCGCAGTATTCCTTTGAATCTGAACATGAAGTTCTGGATTACTTTTATCATCATTTCTTACAACTTTTACAGTATAACCTTGAGGATTCTTTTTAACTTCATTTTCTAAAGTTTCAAACCACAACTTCTGACTAGCTGAAGGTGTCATTGATTCTACATATAGTCCATCTATCAAAGTAGTTTGTTTTTGATCTACATTAAGACCTGTAGAAGGAAACATGTTTACACCTAACTTAGTATAGACTTCTTCAATGGTTTGATCAACTACATCATACTCAGTATCTTCTACTATAGTACTAGGAACTTCACCAGTTTTAGCTTCTTCTAAAGCTTCCTCTTTTAACTTTTCAGCATTTAGAATACTTTCAATCTTATCACTATTAGCCGTTCTTATAGATTCTTCTCTTGCACTTAAGGGAAGACCTTTAGTAATTCTATTAGCAATCTTTTTTAAAGTTGTATCTGAAACATTGAGTAAGTCATCAGATTCTTTCTTTTCTACATCATCAAACGTTAGTCCAAGATCTGTAATATCAGTCTTCTCATTCTCCAGTTGATCTATTGTATACCTCTTACCATTCTTATCTTTAAATACCAAATGTTCTTCACCACCTTGAGCAGCATGAATAGTTTCAAGTCTAGCTAGTTCCTTAGCATTTCTTTCTGGAATAGCATCTACCTTCTTTGTAAGATCTTTTTTAAGTTCATCTACTTTAGTTTTAATTTCCTCAAACTGTGTTTTCTTAGTCTTAAAATCTTCGAACATTTTTTTTACACCTTCTTTGGTATAAAAATCATTATACTCTTCAGAAAGTTGAGTTTCACTATCATTTAACTTTTTAAGATTATCCTTAATCTCTAAGATCTTTTGTAACTTAACAGGATCAGTAACTTGAGAAACATCTTCCAAGTCTAACATTGTTAAACCTGCTTCAGATACTTCATCCATTATAGCTTTCCTTCTAGATTTAAAACTGTCTAGAGCTACTAAGTTTTGAAACTTTTTATGAAAGTAAGATTGTCTAAAATCTTGATACTCTTTAGACTTCTCATGAAAATATCTTTCAGGATAGTTTGTTTCTTCAGCTATTTTATGAGCATCAAATACTCTTTCCCCAGAACTTTTAAACTGATTTAAATATTCTTGAGATTCTTTAGGCGTAGCTTCTCTGTCAAATGTTTCTTGGAATCTTTTCTGCCAAGCTGGAAGAACTTGGTTCTTTGCATGATCTTGAAACAACTCTTTACCACCTTCTTGACCTGTAAAACTTCGAACGTAATTAGCAGCTAGTGCTTGACCAAATATTTCTTGACTGAGCTTATCACCTTGAGCTACAGCTAAGTCATATAAAATATTCATTTTAAATTCCTCAGCTCTTTCTAAATTTGCATCTACTAACTTTTGTTCATCTATTACAAACTTACCATTCTCATCAGTAGTCATTACATCTTTGTAAGATCTAAATTGATTGATGTGGGCTTCTTGTAATATCTTACCTAAACCTTTTTGAGCTTTAGTTTCTGGAAGTAATCCGTATCTAGCAAATATACTATTGTCTTTAGTTCTAGCTTCAGAACCATGTAAAGCTCCTTTTAAGGCTTGGTTCTCTTGGATAGTTCCAATGATTGAAGCACCTCCTCCTAGCAATCCCCCTAAGAAGATTGATTCATGTAACTCAGTGTTGTTAGCAAAGTCATCAAAATAAGATGCCCCCACATTATATAAATCATCAAGAACGTTTTCACCCTTAATTCCTTTCTCAATATTTTGTTGGAGAGTAGTTTGAGACCCTTCTTCATATACACCTTCTTTTGCAATACCTTTACCAAAATTAGTACCAATTCTTTTTAGAGTTTTAGCTCTGGTAAATTCTTTTGGTAAGTTCTTAAGTACATCTGGATCTACTACACCATCTTTAAATATCTTAGACATTAAAGATTTAGCAGCTTCTTTCTCACCAGCCGAACCTATACTTTTCCATATCCAGGCTTCATCTAAAACATTGGATACTGCCAGTAAAGCCATGTTACCTTTGAATACCGCTGCAGCTCCTTCACCAGCTTTTTGTTTAGCTTCTTCTTCTGTCAATCCTTCACCAATATAATTCTTCTTAAGATTATCAAAAGTATTAGCTGCTTCAGCACTAGACTCTAGAGCTGTATTAATAACAGCTGAACTAAAACCATTTGCATTCCTAGCTAAACCTTGAGTATATTTAAACGTAGAACCTGCAGCTAATCTTGTAGACTCTTCTACAGCTGCAATTTCAGCTTTAGCTACATCATCCAATACTCCACCAGACTTAGCCATTAACTCTGCAGTTTTAGCTTCTACTGCTGCAGCTACTCTACCTTCAGGTGCTGTCATTAAACCTAACTTAGCTACCCAAGATTCTCCTGTTGCAACTTTACCAAGTTTATTAGATAATAAATTAACTGCTCCTTCAGCACCAGCTGCAATTTTAGATCCTATACCTGCAGCTTTAAGTGCAGCTCCAGGAGCAAACATTGCTAACATAAAACCTAGACCATCAGCTCCTGAACTGGCCCACCAAGCTCCAGAACTTAATTTATCTGTGAGTCCACCCTCTCTTGCAAGTTTGGACATATGTATTGGCATGGCTTCTTTAATACTCTCATCTAAACTTTCAAAAGTATTTACCCAAGCATTATCTACAATCATTGCCATAGATTGCTTACCATCTCCTATTAGTTCATTAACAATAGCTCCACCCATACCTGCAGCATAACCTGGAGTTTTAGCTATTTCAATACCTATTGTCTTAACAACATTACCTAGACCTTTAGCTAAGAGTTCTCCCGAACCTTGTCTATATGCTTTACCCTCACCAATAACTTGTTCAGCATAACTTGAGTTACCATATAAAGATTGAGTTGGGTCTACTTCTAAGGTTGATAAGTTTTCATAAAATGGATTAGATATTTTAAGATAAGGATCTCTTGCTGGTAAAGCTATTTTATCCCTACCAGAGAGTTGGTCTTCTGCCTGGTAGGGATTTAATGTACTATCTTTAGAATCAATTCTGAATTTTGACATATTTTTTTGATTTATTCACCTGCAAAATTTGTTATTGCTTGAACCGTACCTTGTGGTATTTTAGTAATCTTTGTTTCAACTGGAGTTTTAGCTATGACTTGATTTATTGTATTTGAAATAGCAATAACATCAGGGTCTGTTGCAAATTGTGAACCATCATGCAATGCTGTAACAACCTGTTTACCAGTTGGTAAACCGTCCAAGCTAATTTCAGGAGTTGTTTGAAAGTAAACTTTTTTACCGAGTTCATCTTGACCTACATGAATTGAATATGTTTTCCCGGTGACAGTCTCAGTTTTTAGAACTCTTGATTTAAAACCTTTTTGAGCCGTAGTTGTTTCTACATTATCTTGCCCTTTCATTTTAAAATTTTGAGGTTTTGCACCTGTTATAGGTGCTTCCTTCAATTGTTTTAATGTACCTAAGTATTGAGGATCAAATTGTGCTAATGTTCTAGCCATTGGTTCAATTAAATGATAGTTACCCGTTGCTTTAGCTTGAGCTATTTCCTTCTCTAGTCCTATTTTTATATCAGAAGTTACTGGATTAGTTGCGTGTAAATCCATTGTCGTAGTAACAACCGCTTTATCACCTCCTTTACCTACATAACCTGTAGCTTTAAGAACTGGTACTCCATCTGCACCTATATCTACAAAAGTATTTGTGAATACAGGTTTATCAGAAGGTGTAAAAGTTTTACCGTCTTTATTTCTAAAAACTAACCCGGACTTACCTTCTGAAGAAAAGTTGAGTTGGTCTTGAGAATTTAAAGCATCTGTAACACGTGACATTGTAGGATACAAATAATCATCTTTGTTATCAGCATGAATAGCAAAGCTGTTATTGGTTTTATAGTCTATTCCAGATTTATTATTTTTAACATCTTTTGTCATTCTCCTCTTAAAATCATTAGCCGAATTAAGTATGTCTGAACCTGAGAACCTATCTGGTTTAGAAACCGTTTCAAAAGCTTTTGAATTATTAATTGCTTGATTGACTAATTCTTGATCTGATAAATTTTTATACTTTTCAGGAGCATCATTTCTTAACTTCCTAACAGCTTCTTTACCTTCACTCGTATTCAAATATTGACCAGCCATCTGAATAGTATTATCATTGATTCTGTCAATACTTTGTTCAATCTTACCTAGCTCATTTATACTCTGTTTAAGATTTGAGCTACCTGAAACAGCATTGTAAATTCTAGTAGCTTGTTCTGGACTATGCTTATAGTCTGTATTGGCAGCTAGCTTCTGAGAAAATATTACACGTCTTTGTTCTTCAGTAAGATAAGTTTTACCGTCTGGTGCATATTGAGGTGTCTCATCAAATAATCTTTGAGCTTCTGTCACAGAAGACATTGGTGCACCATAAAATACACTATTAGGATCTTTAGTATATTGATTATCTAAAGAACTCTCTAAAGATGTCTTACTAGTTTTTGCAGACTCTAACATTTCAAAATTAGTAGCTAGATTAGTAGCTGCACTTGTAGTTGCAGTAACACCGGGTTCAGTTACTGGAGCTAATCTATCATTTAGTTGCAACATTGCGGCAGTTCTTTCTCTATCAGATCTTGCTTTTACTTGAATTTCATAATTCTTATCAAATATTAATTGTTCATTTGTCTTCTCATTAGCAAGTCCTCTGGCATAACCTGTATAAGAACCAGTAAGTTTGTTTCTAGAAACTTTAGCCTCCAAGTCTGGATCATTTATGTTTTTCTGAACTGTTAATTTTTGTTTCTCTAAAAAGTCTTCTGCAGCTTTTCTAGTTTTTTCACCATAGTCACCATCAGCACCTTTAGGACCTAAATTATAACCTTGCTCAATTAACAATTGTTGAAAGTCTTTGGTCCCTTCACCTGAAGCAGCTTTCTTAGCTTGTTCTTCAAGAGCTAAATTCTTAGTAGTAATATCTGCTACATAATCATCTTTTCTTTTTCCTGATAAACCATCTCTATTCTGATACCATTCTTCAACCTTTAATTGATTTGCAAATTCTGGTTGTTGCATTAAATACTCAGCAACAGTTTGAAGTTGATCTGCAGGTTTACCTGAAGTTTCATACTTGTGAATATAGTGAGCTGCATCTGGTCCAGTAAAATAAGAAGTGCCAGATTCATTAATCTTAGCTACGGTGTCTAAAATTGTTTTTCTGAGATCTGGATTTTTAAATAGTTCCGGAGTTCTAATAGCTTGATATTCCCCAGTTGAAGGATTATATTTATTGTCAGATTTAGACTGTTGCTCTAATTGATCATAAGCATATTGTTTGAACGCAGGATTTGTTTCATCCTTATAATATTCATCAATAGCTTTCCTACCTTCATAGTAAGCATCGGTTCTTTTATTTAACATATCTGCTTCCCCACCAGGTTGCCAAGCTTTTTGAATCTTAGACTTTACATTTCTAAAAGTCATTGCTCCTGTTTGAGGACTTACCAAGTAAGCATTTGTTACATCAGCCAAATCTTTATCTGTCTCAGTTCTATATTTTTGTTGAATGGCTAGATCAGATTGATTCCAAGGTAAAGCTCTAGGAACCAAACCTTTTAGAGATGCAATACTATCATATTCAGCCTGCTTCTCCATAGCAATAGAATTAAGCATCTCATAGTCTAGAGTTGGAGCTTTTAACTGAGCTGTCTGCCAAGAAAAATTTTTATCTACGGGTCTATCGAATTTGTTTAACATATTACATTTAATTTAAATCTCCAGTTATAATTTTTATAAACAATATTTTGTTTACAAGCCTTAGAAATAGTAGATTCTGAAACTTTTATTGTTACTGCAGCACTATGAATAGAATCAAAAACCTTAACAATATTACCTTGTAAATCAATTTGTTCCACAGATTTTGACATTATTTTTGACTGATTTGTTTTATTAACCTTAGACGTTTTTATTTTTCTTAAACGTAAATTAACACTATTTTTATCAATACTGTTTGTAAATAAAACAAAATGGTTTTTAACAGTAACTGTTTTAATACCTTTCGCACAAGCTGATATAGTAGAAGAATCACAATTTAAATATTCCGCGCATTCTATTACTCCTATAAAATTTTTAACCAGTTCACCATTTAAATTAAATAGACTGACAGGTTTTAAAATTTTAGGATTTCTAAAGGAAGAACCTGCAATTCTACAAAGATTATACTCGGGATTCAACGTATCTATAAAATATTGTTCTCTTTTAATACAATTTTTTGGTTCACACTCTTCAAGAATTTCAAATGTTAAAAATTCCATACCATATTTATCATGGCTTCTTTGTAAATAAATGTTTCCATGAAATGATTTTTTCAAATCATTTTTATGTTCATTCCATCGAGTTCTTATATTTACACTACTACCAATATAAAATTTATTGTTTATAACATTCGTTATTTTATAAATTCCTGATTTATTTACCATTGCTTATTTTAGTTTTAGATTCCAAAAGTATTTTCGTTACTTCTTTTTTATCAGCTTCAGGTACAAATGCTAATGTTTCGTCCAAAGATGTTTTACCTGACATGAAGTTCTCCACTACATTGTCCTGTAATTTAAAGTTTGGATTCTTAGCATTAATAGTAGCCATGATTTGACTGTTAGTAAACTTTGCAATATCTTGAGTGTTCTGATTTAACTTAGTAGTCTCAGCATACTGATTGAAACTAGATCCAATCTGACTTAGATCAGAAGCTAATTGTCTACCAAATCCTCTAGCTGCAGCTTGATTCTGCATATTACCTTGTTGGTTCTGATATTCTCTATTAGTATAATCTACAGCTTTGTTCTGCTCATACTGACCTTTAGTTAAGTTCAATTGACTCTGAGCATTATTCTCAGCTTCAGAAACTCTGCCTAAACTATCTTGTAGTTGAGCTAATCTACTTTGTTCTCTACCTTGATATTGTGCAGCATTTCCAGATAATGATCTATTCATATTAGCACCAATATTACTTACACCCATAGCATCTTGTTTAGCTTGAGTAAAATCTATATTGGCTGATTGCATGTAAGCATCTGACTTACTATAATTTGGAGTTAACAATCTTTCCTTTTCAGCAGGTTGTAAAGCATCGTAGACTGAACCAGCTAAAGCTAATCCTTTCATACCTAAAGCTATGCCATTAGCTGATTTAGGATCTAGTACTCCAGAACCTCTATCTCCAGTCTTAACTCCTAGAACACCTGTTTTAGAAGATGTTTCAGGAAACTGATAGCTAGATTCAGCATCTCTTCCAGCTACTTGTTCTGGACTTAATACTGAATTAGGAGCTGACACTTGACCCGAGAGTACACCTTTGTTCTGAGGTACAGGATTGGTAGAATCTAAAGCTGGTTGAATACCCGTGTAATCTTCAGGGATTCCCATCTTTGGAGCTACAAACATATTACCTTCTGCAGGTGGAACTTGTTCTGGACTAACATACTGATTACTTTTCCAATAATTAGTAGCATCATTTATAGCTTTGTTAAAGATTGGTCCACCATAAGCCATTTGCTTAGACTCTTCATTCTGCCTCATCACATCATTAACCTTACTCAAGTTTTTCATTTCCAAATCTAAAGCGTTCTTTTGATCTGATTGAAATCTTGCGTTAGGATATTTTTTATTAATCTTCATAGCATCTTGATTAAACTTGTTTCCTGTTTTAGGATTAGTTAGAGCATCAGACATTACATACTGATCATCTCCAACTTTATAACTGTTCTCTTTATTCTGAACAGAGTTAGGTCCATTTGGACTAGGTGTACCTTGAGTGTCTACTTGAAGATCATTACCTGATTCATGGGAACCCGTGTCATACTGTTTAAACATATCGTTTAGGATGCCACCATTCTTAAAATTACCATAAGGATTAACATTCTTCATTGCGGGAGCTTGTTGTTGTCTTAACAACTTCTGTTGTTCTTCAGCAGCTTTATTTGCATCCATTTGTTGATCCGCTATTCCTACTAAAGGAGCTAGTATTTGACCGACTCCCGGGATAAAAGAAACTCCTGTTTGAAGTAACTGTCCACCTAAAGATTTCTCATAAACCTTTTTAATTTTGGATTTAGATTTAGGACTATAATTTTCAGTAACAGCTAGTCTATTATATGGTAATTTTCCACTTAACGCTTCATTTTCAAATTCCATTAATCGCATATCCGTATTATCTCCTTTAGCTTCATTAAAGTTTTTGATAACAATAGGTTTAATAGATAATGATTCTATAGGTGGAATAGGAGTTGTTAGAGGCATTATCAAAGGTCCGCCAGTTTTATATTTTTTCTTTTTCATCGAATTGATTGTTGACTATTAAGTACTTGTAAAAGTACAGATTTTCTATGATCTTCCGTAGGTTTGTAATATAATCTAATGTTTACAAACTTATCCCATATATTCCCCCAATCATAAGGACTCTTATTAAAGTTGATATTAGTTGTATTAGGAACTAAATCAATATATCCCGTATACAGTTGCCTCTGATTCCAGTCTTCTGTCATCACTGGTTGAGCAATAGACATATCATACATCCCAGCTATCTTATAATTCTGATCCGTCTTAATAACATACTTACTACTTGAAGGTAGACTTGTATTACCATAAGGATTAGTACTGTTTTGATTTTGTAAAATCAAACTCTGTAATCCTGTACTTTGTTCAAAGTTATACATTAGTAGTTTATTAAACGTAGTATCTACTGTCTTAAACTGTTTATTAGTAGCATCCCAAATATGAGAGTAACCAACGTAGTATAAGTTACTAACATCTGAAGATACTGGATCCATATTCTGCCACTCAATAATAAAATCATATTTTGTATTATAATACTTTTGGTAATTATTCTTATTAAGATGTTTCCAAATAGGACTATTATCAAATGTTTTACCTGGCCCCACAGATGTTGTATAGAAGTTATTACTATCTGCAAAACTGTGCCAAGGAATATAAGAGTGCCATGAACACCAAGCTTGATCTTGGAAGTTATAACTTAAAGTCCAAGATTTGTTTTCAAACCACTGAGGTTGCTGAGTATATATAACAGTAGGGGTTCCACTACTTAAAGTGTACCATTCGTCAGATTCTTCTTGATAATATGATGCATTAGAACTACTACCACCAGGAAACTCTTCAAAGTTAATCTTAAGATTCAATGGATAGAAATCTCTTTTAGTAACCATCAAACGTTTAAACCTAGGATCATAATATAGGATACAACCTATACCATTAACAGCTAAACTAGACTTAAGTGGATAATCTCTACCCAAAACTCTGTAGTACTCATTCTGTAAATCTGAAGACAGTCTTTCTTTAAACCATTGAGTTAATCCTTTACTAGATAAACTTTCTATTTGACCACTCCACTTAAACAATTCTCCTCTCTTCTGATCTGCCCAACAATGTCCAAATGGAGTATTACACATACTTTGTTTATTCTGTAGTCCTGCAGTACCTACATCTGTCTGTAACAATTCTTGAGGTGGTACAGATAAAAAGTCTCCAGTAGTTAAGTAAGCAGTATTTTGATCTGTACTAATCTGTTGAGGATTAGGTTGTAAGATAAAAGTACTGTCTTCCATGTGAACTAATAATTGATTGTTCTGATACTTCAGTCCTGTAATAGCACCTCTGTGAGCAGGCATGTCAATATAATCATTCACCTTGTTGATTCTATATAGATCAAATTCTTCTTCATCAAAAGATTTAGGGCTAAATACAATTCTATTTGGATATCGTCCTATACAGTCAGCACAATAATCAAAACTTTCAGGTAAAGCAACTTTCCCTTTTTCAAACAATCTTACATCGTAATCTTTATTAAGATATACAAATTCAGATTTTACATCTGGCCACAAATAAGTTTCACTATATTTAAGTGTTCCTTTGTCATATAAATCTAAATTCCCATCTCCATTTAAGATTGAAAATTTATCATAAAAATACTTGTCTCCATCTGAACTGTAAGATTTATAATATTTATTATCTGTTCCAGCATGTCTTAATGACATGTTTAGAGAATGTTCTTCAAAGTGATGTTTAAAATTTAAACTATAAATACAAGCATCGTCAGTTAATCCTATATTTTCATAGTAGGCGGCTAATCGTGTATCTTGTGATGAAGTAATTAAAGTATCTCCACCATAATAAATATTGTCTTCCGTGAGAAGCGATGATGAAAAATTTGTTGAAATACTTTTATAGGAACGATTTAATAAATTATTATATGGTGAAGTTGTACTTTTTTTATACGTATAAAACTGATGTACATCAAATTGTGTTCTTGTCCCATTATGTAATGAATCAACTACCTGAAGTCCTAATAAAGGAGTTGTATCTTCTAATCCATAATTAATGTATGATACTGAGTAATTATTATATAGATCATCATTTGATATATCTGGTAATAATCCTTGGGCGGAAATAGTATCCTTAGACTTAATTAAAAAAGTTTGTCTATCTAAGTAATTCACCCTAGTTGATGAAACATTTGTGATATGTTCAGCATCTCTTATAACAGAGTACAATTTTCTTCCCCCATCAATATCAATAAAAGCATAATCATTTGGAGCATTTGTACCTATTAAACCTGTACCAAATTTATGTACACGATTAGTTTTATAGTAACTAAATGTATTCAGCTCATTTTGAAGAATATTGGATGAATTATATCTTATATAATGAGATTCGGGTAAAGCCGGATCATAAAAATTATGTTCAAATGGATCCGGAGCGTATGTAACAGATGCTGAAATATATAAGAAATCTCTAGCTTGACCTAAATATATCCATTTATCGGGAGTACCATATTTTCTATATTTTGGAGTATTGGACCATCCTGAATCTACTACAGTTTTATCAAAATCTGTTCTATCTGCAAATACAAACTTATGACCAATTACTCCTATAGGATATGTAATATTATCAAACTTAATACCAAATGGAACTATGTACTCTCCATTAGAACTAATATGACTAATTAATCTTCGATCTGGAAATTTAATAAGTCTTATCTTATCTCCTGGTAAGATAACATTATCTGCAGAATCTAATCCCCATATGGAACCACCGTTACAATTTTGTAAATTAGGATAAGTTTCTTCAGATTCATAATAACTAAACTCTCCTTCGTAAGTATATGGATGTTGTGTAAAATCTGTGTTTGTTACCCAAGCAGTATTAAATACTTTCCATCTTTCAATTTGATCGTTTATATCTAAACCTAAATGCTCTACATCTGATAACCATACATCTAATGGCCCAAGTACTGCATTATTGGCAACTACTGTTAGTATCTCTAAATCTGTAGCATTGGCTTTTCTACCAACTGTAGGAAATACTGGAGACACT